CATCGGTGAGGTCCGTGCAATTCACGGGCATGGCGGTAAAACTGAAGTGGTTATGGAACCAGATTATAAAAGAGCTTTCGGTGAACTTAAATCTTTCGTGGACGGTTTTTCGCTTGCTGAAGCAGCACTCAAGAAGGTCGGCGAAGACACTCAGTCTGGGAAACTATTAAAACAAAACTAGTTAAAGCATGAAGCTTTATTCGCTTAAATTAGATGCCTCTTGGAGACCGATCGAGATAATTGATTCTTTCAAGGCATTCAGTATGTGCAGAAGTGGGAGAGCAAATGTAGTTGAGGATTATGATATAAGGGCTCATGGTATTACTATGTTCCCCGCCGTTATAGTCCTCAAAAATTATGTGAGAAAACATGAGTTTATTTTATCCTGCACCAGAAGAAATGTTTACTCACGAGATAATTATACATGTCAATATTGCTCATATGTGGCTATTTCCAAGTTTGACTTAACTCTGGATCACGTAGTACCTAAATCTCGTGGCGGTCCAAAAACTTGGGATAATATAGTAACTTCTTGTCACAAATGCAACACCAAGAAGGGTGCCCGCACTCCAAAAGAAGCAGGAATGAAATTACTGAAGGAACCTCGGAGACCAAAAGCAACATTTATTGATTTTTATCGTATGACCAATGTTCCTAAACAGTGGTCCCCTTACATTTACTTATACAAGGAGAAATAATGAGTGAAATTAGAAAAACCATCGCCATTTCTGGCGGGTTTGATCCGGTTCATGTTGGCCACGTCCAAATGATTGAAGAAGCAGCATCCATGGGTGATGTTATGGTCATAGTCAATTCAGACGCTTGGCTTATGAGAAAGAAAGGTTATGTATTCATGCCTTGGTCAGAGCGAGCATATCTAATGGGTCAATTCAAAGGAGTTATCAAGGTAGTTCCAGTGGATGATTCAGATGATTCTGTTTGTGAAGCATTGAGAACTCACAAACCAGATTTCTTTGGTAACGGTGGAGACAGAAAGAACCACAACACACCAGAAATGACTATGTGTGCTGATTTGGGAATCGACATGATTTGGGGATTGGGTGGAGAAAAAGTACAATCTTCTTCTGATTTGGTTAGAAAAGTTCTTTACAAGCCCTCGGGGGTATAATGGACGATCTTTTTGATAAAATAAATAATGACGATACTGGAGCAGTGGGAAAGCTTATAAGAGAACTCTTTTACCTTTCAAAACAAGCAGCCCAATCAGGTATCGAGATCAATGAATTAGCCTCAGTATGTACTATGGGGTGGCAGTCTGATGAAACACCCGAAATGGCCTCCATGTTTGAGTTTTTGCTTAATGCAGAACAAAAGAAACACGAAAATCGCTAATAATATAAAAGAGTTTTACATCCTATTTTACTATTTAGGGTATTAATAGGGATCGTACTATGAAAATAACAAAACAACGAATTGTTCAAATTATTCGAGAAGAGCTGAGTGCAATAAGTGAACAAGAGTCTATAGATAACACCGACTTGGCTGGTGCAATGTTGACTCTTAGCAAAGACTTGAAGGCTAACACCCAAGTATCCAGCGAGTCTCCAATGATAAACGATCTTGTGACTTTGCTTATAGATAAGGCATCCTCAAGCGATGTTGATGCGAAGCTTGAAGACATATTAAACTATGCAAAATCAAAGCTTGGAGAACAAGAATGAAACTTATTTTAGAAAATTGGAATCGATTTCTTTTGCTTGAAAAGTTGGATGATATAGACAAAAAAGTTCTTAATATAGTAGCAAAAATGGTTCTTAATGCTGAAAATGCTTTGATGGACAAAGAAAAAAAGCCCTTCGAAAAACGCGAATTGGCTCGATCAATTTTAGACTTCATTGAAAAAGATTTAAAAATGTCGGGCGGCAAGTGTCCGAACGCGGAACTTATATTAAAAAATATAGCAGCATCACTCAATACCAACAGTTTTGAGGAGGCTATAGGAGTTGCTAAACAATTAAAAAATGCGCTCCCTGATTCTTGTTTTGAAGATGGAGAAGAACCACCCGAAGAACCTGAACCAGAAGAATTGGAAACTGTTGAGCCACTCTACGATATTGAAAACGCTGATGAAGTTGATGCAATGATTGCCCAATGGGAAGCAGATTTTGCAGAAATAGATGAGATGTCTCTGGAGGAGCTTGAGCCCGCTGCCGAAGAAGTAGCGCCACAAGTCCAACAAGCAATCCAGCAAGCGGAAACGCCTGAAGAAAAAATTGAAATTGCTGCTGATTTTGTAGAACCAGCCGCAGAAAAACTCGCTGATGAGGAAGAAGTAGAAACAGTTGCTCAAGTGGTTCTTGATACACTTGATGATAATATTTCTGATGAAGTTGTCGATGCAGTTGTAGCAAAGGTTGAAGAACCAGCCGAAGAGCAACCACAAGAAACATCAGAAAAACTCAGACAATTTCAAGATTCTGAATTTTATAAAGCCATCCAAGATGATGAAGCAAAACAAGGACTATCGTTCATATTCAAATATTTTATTGATAATCAAATCATTTCAGAAGGACTCAAAGATGTTGTAGTTGGGCTGGGAATAAAACCAGCCGATCTTAGAAAGGCATTAATGGCTCTTAAACAAAAAGAAGAGAGTATTTTCAAAAAAATTGTTGCATTCTTAAAAGATGAAAACAATACAAATGAATTTGTTGATGTTATGAAAAACTTTATACCACAACCCACTGATGTTGAAGAACCTGAACCAGAAGCTGCTGAAGAGACTGAGCCGGAGGCAGAAGAAGAACCACCAGCCGAGGAAGATGAGACTGTCGTTGATGTTGGTGGTGATGAATTTGTTTATTCTGAGGAAGATATATCAGAACTTAAAAACGCATACAAACAATTTGAAAGCCAGTTTATGAATACACGGACCCTAAGACAGCAAGAAGAATTATGGGTTGCTCTCCGAGATGCTCTGAATAACATTGGACAATTTCGACCAATTGCTGGTGACGAGTTGGCTCTCACAGAAAACCTCTTTGAACAAGAGAATGAGGCAAAGATCAAAAGACTTGTTGTGGATCTCGAAAGACTAAGAAAAGATCTTAACGATACCGACAAAACTCTCTCAGCCTATATTGGTAAGGCTGAGGGCGGCAAATATGAAGCGAAAGCGTACATGGCTCGCTTCTTGGCTGAACTAAAAGATGTACAGAACAGCATCGGAAAATCTGTTGCCGATACAAAATCTCTACTTAATATCGAAGAAGGTGAAGTATTGTCGGAACAGGAAGAGACCCGAGAACAAAAGATACAAAACGTCCGCAACGTTTACGAGGGTATCAAAGATCTTCTCGGCGGGATCCTCCCAGAGTTAGATCGCACCGTTGCTGCCCAACAGCCAGAGATCTCTGCTAATATCAAAAGTTCATATGATGAACTTCAAAAGATTAGAAAGTATTTCCGCAATGTCGGTGCGTTTGCAAAGACATCAGATATGGATGTTAGCGAGATCAAACGAGATTACCTAAACATCAAACAAGATATAACCAAAAGTATGTCCCGTGTTATTGATGACTTAAGAAGAAATCGTTTAACTGGCGATGTCGCTAGACCATTTTTGATTAGATTGGGTAATATCGGCTCCTTTATCATGGAAACTTTTGGTGTCGGCCCAGACAGCGGATACGAAGTACAAACAATTGACGTTCCTTCAGACGGAAAGAGTAAGGAAGAGATTGCTTCTGATACAAGTGAGGAAGGCTCAGGGTCTCTTTCAGCAATTCCCGAGGAAGTAATTAGCCCTGAAGAAGTTACCTCTGAAGTTAAGTTCATTGAGAAAAACAGAGCTATTATACCTTTTCTGAAAAGAATGCATGATGCGTTTGAAGATGAGGAAGAGATTGATTTTGTTTTTCTTCGAGATGCATTAGAACAACTTGAAGGTCTTAATTTAAATGAACAAAAAACATATCAAGAAAAATTTCTTGAATTTGTATCATTAGTAAAAAATAAAGACCTTTCTTGGTTTGAGAAAAATGCTACACTGGTAAGGAAAATAACCAAGGACTTACATAACTTTTATAAAATTATTGATATAGCGATTGTTAAGGCAGACAGGGAAATTGATGACTTTTTTAACGCAACGGATTTAAGCGCTGAACTAGAAAAATTACAAGCATTAAAGCAGGGTGTTGACAAATATTTAAAAAGTCTAGAGAAAGAAAAAACAACTAAAAACAAAGGTGGTGTTTTTGGTGATTATAAAGCTGATCCTTTACCGGCACAAACTGCTACTAGTAGAGCACAAACTTTTCAAGAATCAAACCAAAATCTCCTCGAAAAACTAATTAAAGAAGAATTAAGGATGCTCAATGGCAAAAAAATGGTTCGTAATTGATACCTCCGTCTATCTTTCAGACTCAGAATGTCTTACTAGGTTTGCAAACAATGATATCATTGTTCCCTTAAAGGTATTAGAAGAAATAGACAAGCATAAAAAGCGACAAGATTCTGTTGGTTTTCATGCAAGACAGATTATTAAAATTTTTGATTGCTTAAGACAAAAAGGTAACCTTAAAAAAGGCGTACGTATTGCGCAAGGAAAAGGTTTAGTTAAGTTTGTCGGCCTAGATGAGATTGATTATAGGACTCTCCCGAGAGATCTTGACCCTAGAAATCCGGATCATATAATATTAGCCACGGCTCTTACAATTAAAGAGCAAAACCCCAAAAGAAAAGTTATCCTCGTTTCTAGGGATATCAATCTCCGTGTGATTGCACAAGGTGTAGATTTACCTGCTGAAGAGTACGAAAATATAAAGGTCGTTACCGCGAAGGACAAAATCTACACAGGCTTTGAAGAAATTGTGATGGATGATGAGATCATTGATCGCTTTTATGACGACAAGCCAGTTTTTCTTGATAAAGAAGATTATCCTAACTTGTATCCTAATCAGTTTATTATGCTTGTGTCCTCAAGTAATCCCAAGAAAACTTGCCTTGGGAGATTTTGGAGTCACGGCACTAAACTTCAAAAAATAGTAAACCAAACCAATGACCTACGATGGGGCGTCTCTCCACGAAATAAAGAGCAATCATTTGCCTACGATTTACTTTTTAATGATGATGTTAATTTTGTTTCGCTGATTGGCCGCGCTGGATCTGGTAAGACTCTTCTTGCTATTGCTGCGGGATTAGAACAGACGGTTGGAAACGGCAAACCAAGATACAAAAAGATTGTTATCTCACGACCTGTCCAACCTCTCGGTAAAGACATTGGTTTCTTGCCCGGTACTATGGAAGAAAAGATGCTTCCTTGGCTCAAGCCAATCGCTGATAACATTGATAATGTTACCGCAGAAGAAGAGGGCAACCTCATGGAATATTATTTGGATCAAGGAAAGCTTGAAATAGAAGCACTTACATACATCCGTGGTCGCTCAATCTCTAATGCTTTTATGATTATCGACGAAGCACAGAATCTTACAGCCCATGAGGTCAAGACTATCCTTACCCGTGTTGGTGACAACACCAAAATCATACTTACTGGTGACATAGAGCAGATTGATAACATCTATACCAACGAGACTTCTAACGGGTTGACTTATGCCGTTGAGAAATTTAAGCATGAGAAAATTGCTGGTCATGTAACATTTAAAAAAGGGGAAAGGTCCAAGCTTGCGACCATTGCTTCTCAAATACTCTAATTAAGGTGTATCGGAGAATCAAAATGGAATACTCAACCTTATTTGAAATGATGGCTCAATATGGGCCTCTTGGTCTATGGACTGTTTCGCTTTTGTGGATGAATAACCAACAGCGAAAAGAACAAAAAGAAGCTGAACGGATTGCTCAAGAAAGATTACAATATCATCAAGAGAACATTGTAGAAGCAATGCGAGAGCAAAGGCATATGCTTCAAAAAGCTATTGAAAAGATTGAAGGCGGCCTTGAGATGGTCCGTGAAAAATATGCTGAAGAAAGAATGTTCCGCCTAAAGGGTGATTAATCGGCAAAAGCATATAATTAAAGTATGGGACACATTTTATGGTTTATCGTGGCCCTGATCTACGGTTCCATTGTTGAGTGGGTAATCCACAAGTATGTTTTCCATGGCTGGGGTAAAAAAAGAAAAAGTATGTTCGCTTTTCATTTACGCGAACATCACGCCCATTGTATCAAAAACGACTTTTATGATCACAAGATCTCAAAACTAGAATGGGGAGGTTCACTCTTCGGAATAATAACTCACCTACCTCTTTATTGGATATGCCCCGCTTTTTTTATCGGGGCATCTTTGTATGCGGCACTATTTTCAATTATACATAACTATTCTCACAAAGACCCAGAGTGGTGTAAGAAATGGATCCCATGGCACTATGATCATCATATGAGATATTCAAACAAAAACATGAACGTTGTTCTGCCAATCGCAGACTATCTATTTGGCACTAGAAAGAAATACCTTGACAAAAAAATATAATGTGTTATATTATATATATAAAAGGAGACCGTTATGAAATGGATCACTGAAAGCGCCAAGCGGTCTCGCAAGTTAAAGGATAATTATACTATGCGAGGCATCAACATTTATATTCAAG